CTATTCGCATTACTTAACTATTTTGATTTTATATTTTATATATATGTATATATATATATTAGCATTTTATATATATGTTAAAAGAACATTATGATATTAAAATACCATTAAATATATTTCAAACATGGCATAGTAAAATTTTACCTGTTGGTATGGCACAATCTGTTTTAATGATAAAAAAATTGAATCCAAGATTCAAATATTTTTTATTTGATGATAATGATTGTCTTGAATTTATTAAAAATAATTATGATGAAAATGTTTTGAATGCATATAACAGTTTGATTCCTGGAGCTTATAAGGCGGATCTTTGGCGTTATTGTATTTTATATAAAAAAGGTGGCCTGTATTTAGATATTAAATATAGACCATTATATAATTTTCGTTTTGTTAATTTGATGGAAGATGAACATTTTGTTTTGGATAATGATAAATCCTCAATTTATAATGCATTAATGGTTTGTAAACCTGGTAATTCTTTATTATTAAAAGCTATATATAAAATTGTTGAAAATGTGAAGAATAAATTTTACGGTGAAAGTTTTTTAGAACCCACTGGACCAATACTTTTAAAAAAATTAATTGATGAAAATAATTTATCTATAAATATTGATTTAATCCACAATGAATTTTTAGGAAATAGTGACTTGAAATACATTACGTTTAAAAATAAACCAATAATAAAATCTTATAAAGGACATATAAATGAAAAACAAAAAAACTCAAAAATACAGCATTATAGTATCCTTTGGAATAATAGAAATGTATATATATAATTTATATTTTTTGTTGAATATTATAAACAACAAAAAATGAGTAAATTTTTTTTAACAAAAACAAATGGTTTATTAGAAAATATGAAAAAAAAAAAATCTTTTTTAAAAAATGTTAAATATCAACTGTTTAATAGACCATATACTTTTTTTAAACCAGTTTACAATAGTATAATTCCTTTAGATATTTATCAAACTTGGAAAACAAAAGACCTTCCTGAAAACATGAAATTAAGAGTTGAAGAATTAAAGAGAGCTAATCCAAGATTTAATCATTATTTATATGATGATAATGATTGTAAAGAATTTATAAAAAATAATTTTCATGAAAATGTCTTTGATGCTTATAATCGTTTAATTCCTGGAGCTTATAAGGCAGATCTTTGGCGTTATTGTATTTTATATAAAAAAGGAGGTATTTATTTGGATATAAAATTAAAATGTATAAATAATTTTAGATTAATAGAATTAACAGAGAGAGAACATTTAGTAAAAGATAGATGGAATATTGGAATATACAATGCGTTGATGGTTTGTAAATCTGGTAACGAATTATTATTGAGAGCAATCAATAAAATTGTTCAAAATGTGAAAGATAATTTTTATGGAGAAAGTCCTTTACATCCTACGGGTCCATCTTTGTTGAGAGATATTATAAATTATCATAAAATATATAATGTAAACATTGATTTATTACATGATAGTGGAGATTTTGGATTAATAAGTTATAAAAAAAGGTTTGTTTTTTCAACTAGTTATCCCGAATATGATTCTGAGAGAAATGAAATGCAGAGAACATACAATACATCAAGGTATGATGTATTATGGAATAATCGTGAAATATATAAAAATTAATAAAATAAAACTTCAGGTGAAATTCTTACTTTGGCGTTCATCTTATTAATAGCTAATGCATGAAATGTACGGTGCTCACAATCTTCAAAAATATATTATCTAAATATTGACCACAATTTCTAACGGTTCCGCATATACAACACTTCATTATTATTATAATAATTTATATAAATTTCAACATATTAAATATATAATCGTAATAATATATAATTTAAAATATTTGTTATTTACAAAATAAATATTTTATGAAAGTTATTTCATTAAGTCACAATGAACCTGGAACAGCGTGTTCCATTTCAGTTGCAATTAAAAAATTTATATATAATGACAGTAAAAAAACCGATTTTTTTGATTTTTTATTAGTTTCTATGAAAAGCATAAATGAAGTTTTATTAGGAAAAGAATTTGAATGCATCAAAAATGAACATGAAAAAGCGGTTAGGTTTAACAATTTTCATCATATGATATCATTACATGATCTAGAAAATATCAATGAATTAATTGAAAAATATAATAGAAGAAGGCTGCGATTATTGGATGATATCAAAAACAATGATACAATTTATTTTGTGCGATTTTGTAGAAACATAAGAAATATTGAACAAAATGAAATAGCGCATTTTTTGAATATTGTTACAAGTATTAACCCAAATTTAAAAGTCCACTTTATATTAGTTACTTGTAATTATAGAGAAAATCAAACAGTGGCTCCATTGAATTTATTGAAAGCGTTCCCGAATATAAAAATGCTTTATTTGGATAATTATTTATCTGATAAAGAAAATGAATTAAGTTATTCTTTTACTACAAATGAATTTATAAAATTAACTAAATTTGATGAATATGTTAATAACTTGAACCCAATAAGTATTTTCATTGATAATATTGAAAAGAATGTAAATAAAAATGCAGTCGTAGTATTAACAAGAGGCTACAAAGAGTATGAAAAATATTATTCATTAATACAACGTAATAAATCAATAAGTAAAAATTTGAATGACAAAACTATGGATATAGTAATTTTCAATGAAGGAAATATTAGCGATTTACATCAAGAACTCATTAAAAAAGAAACGCCTGAATTGAATATGAAATTTGTTAGTATAAATGAAAAAGCATTTTAAAAGAAAACGAGGTTTTTACTTTTTATAAAACAACAATACGCGATATTTGGCACTATGGTTACAGACATATGTGTCATTTTTGGTTTATTGATTTTGTACATTTTTGTAACGAGTATGATTATATTTTAAGAATTGATGAAGATTGTATCATAGATTTCAATATAGACGAAATATTCAATATACTACCATCTAAATTTTTAATTGCAGGAGCGGTAGATAAAGATGATGAAGATGTTACACACATGTTGAATAAATTTACTTTGGATTTTTTTAAAAAAAATGGTTTTAATAGAAAATCAAAAGAGCCTGGAGGACCATACACGAATATATTTGCATTAAATTTATTAAAATTACACAAAAATAAATTTCTTAAAATATACATGAATTACATTGATAAATCAAATAATATTTATGTTTATAGATGGGGTGATTTACCTTTATGGGGTGAGGTTTTGGAGTATTTTTATAAAAAGCACGACTATTTAATTTATAATAAAATTAATTATTATCATGGAAGTTTGAGTAAATATGTCAATAAAATAACAAATAACATAAAAATTGAAATCGCCAACTTACAAAAAATTAAAAATCAAAATTTGATTAAACAAAAAATTATAGAAAATAAAGGTAAAAATCTAGTGAGATTTAATTTGTTTATCAACTAACAAAATAAGATTTCAGGTGAAATTCTTATTTTGGCGTTCATCTTATTAATAGCTAATGCATGAAATGTACGGTGCTCACAATCTTCAAATTTGCCATTAACGTTACCATAATCATGCAATAAAATATTTGATCTAGCAACTATTGCATGTTTTTTAATGAAATTTGCAGGTATTATGTCAAGTCGTAATCTACCATCGTAATAGCTGTTTAAAAATTTACCAGTTCTATATATAGAAAATCCATTGAAAGATGAAATACATTGCAATAATTCACCTTCCGGTAAATCATTCAATTTTTTCATAATATAGTCTTGAATTACATGATAATTATTATACTGGTTTTGTTGAAAATGGTTGTAACTAAAACAATAAGGGTTTATAGATAACCCCCATATATCATAATACTTTGGAGATGTATTAAAAGATAATGCATCCCAGTCATCTCTATCAAAATATTTTGATAGAATATTTGTATTAATATTTTTACAATTGACATCATCAAAATCCATCATAATAAAGTATGGAAATTTGGTTTGATTGTTTCTAATATAGTTTAAACAATGATTTCGTGCATACGCTATATTATGGGTTCTATATTTTGATGTTATTTTCTTATTAACAAATAAGGTAAGTCTAGTATTTTTTTTTTGATAAGTAATCAATTTACTAAGTGTGTCATCAATGGATTCATCATAGAAAATAAAAATAGTATAATCTTTAAAAAGAGAACCAATTTTTTCTATATTTTCTAATACTTTGTTTAAATAAGGGCCACAATTTTTAACTGGGCCACATATACAACATTCTATATTGTTCATTACTTTATTATTTTATTAGAATAAGAATAAAAATTAAAATTGAAAACGTATGTAATTAATTTGTGAATGATAAAAATAAAATGGTCCATTTGTTTTCAACACGTTTCAATGATATAACGTGGGAGGAAAATGTAAATTATAGAAAAAAACACAATATTAAATGTATTTATGGAACACCATTAGAATTTCCACCTCGTATTTGCATAGATGCAAATATTTTTGTGTTAGAAATGAATAATTCTAAAAATAAAATAGAAGGTATAGGATTGATTAGAAATAGACCTTCTTTGGATAAGTATTACAAAATTTATAAAGAAGGTAATTATAATCGTTATATTTATAAAAGTAACTATTATTTGAATAGAGATCAATTATTAATTTTGAATTGTGATTTGGTAAGAATTTTTGATTATATATTGTTCAAAGAAAAGACACATTTAAAACGAGGTTCTGGATTTACAACTATATCAGAAAACCTATTGAATCATTCTATTTGTGAAAATAAGAATATAAAAAGAATATTGAGTGATTTATTTATTCAATATTATAGTTAATAATATTTATTAAAAACATATTTATTTATAATAATATTACATAATACTTATTTATAATGACATCTATTGATACAAATGTTTCAAATTATACAATGAGTGAATTAATGGCAATAGTAAATTTGGATGATTTAGACCCAACAAGTATTATGAACGCAACTACGTCTTTTGTAGAAAAATTCAAAGATACAAATCCCAAATTATCAACTTTTTTCTCTGATATTCAAAGTCAATTATTACAATATGCTCAATATTTATATGATGAAGATGATAAAGACAATGCAATTTATCCAATTGGAGAAAAACAAGTAGAAGATAGATATCACGACCAATATTTGAAACAAACAGATCAAAATCAAACTAATAAAATCACAGATAGAGAACAAAAAATAGGGGTTTTTGGTGATCAACACGTTCCTATGACACGTCAACAATTAGGTGTTAATGATACATTCAATGTAAGTGTAAAACAGGATTCTTTAAATCCAAATTTAAAAAACACAATATCAAGATTTGTGAACTTAGATAGTCAATTTCGTCAATTTAGTGGTATAAATAGTACTTCAACAAATTACACACTTGATTTATCAGATACATTAAAAAATGTTTTATCAATGAGATTATATTCATACCAAATACCATTTTCGTGGTACTTAATTGACCCAATTTATAATAACACATGTTTTTGGATAACCAATGAGAGTGATAATGTTCCTATTACTATGCCTGCAGGCAATTATAATTCAAGTGAATTTGTAACTTCATTGAATAATGCTTTTACAAATGCAGGATTTACAAATTTTCAACCTATTACTATTAATAATGTTGTTGTGAATACACCAGTTTATTATAACGTAAACACTGGAAAAATAACATTGAATTTATATGGTGCAAAAATAAATACGTCAAAATATAATTTTGTCGTCACAGGATCTACTACTATTACTTTTTTTGATTTTACAGGAACATTACAATGCTATTTTAATTGTGTAAATAATACAAATTATTTGAACCAAACTTTAGGGTGGTTAATGGGATATAGAGTTCCATATGAAATAATTGAAGAAAATGGGAATACAGCATCTTCTGTTTTGGATTTGATTGGAACAAAATATTTAATACTAGTCATTGATGATTATAATCAAAATCATGTTAATAATAGTTTGGTTTCTATTACAGAATATTCTGCTAATTTGAAAATTCCTGGGTATTATTCACCTGATCTACCTACTACATGTGTGAATTCCAGCACGTCAAATTTATCACAAATAGTTACAGATGCTAATATTGAATCGTTATTAGATAATCAAGGTGCTATAACTGATAATGGTTTATTAATTGCGGGTAAATATAATGCAAATTATACAAAACAAGCGATTGTTTTACCAAGCGCGCCTAGAACATTGACTCAAGCACAAATATATACAATCAATGAAATTAATAAAAATCAAAATGTAACCAATTTTAGATACAAAGCACCTACTACTCCAGATATATTAGCAATTATTCCTGTCAAGACGTCAAGCATTCCTACAGGAAGCGTATTAGTTGAATTAAGTGGTTCTTTGCAAGATAATATTAGGACCTACTTTGGTCCTGTTAATATTGAAAGAATGGCTGTTAAATTAATAAATGATAAAGGGTATATTTTAGATTTAAATGGTTTAGATTGGGCAGTTACATTAATTACCGATTGTTTATATCAATATTAATTTTAATAAAATGATAATATATAAAATTAGATGTATGGATTTTTAAAAAACATTGGTAAAAATGGTCCCATAATATTGTTATTCATTACCATTTTTCTTTTAAGAAATAAACATAATTTTTTGTTTTATTATATTTTATTTTTCATCATAAGTTTGGTGTTAAATTTATTTTTAAAAGGATTAATTCAACAACCGAGACCATCTATTGACACAAAAACATTTAACCTAATGATGAGAAATAAGAAGCGTTATATTTATAAACATGGTATTCCTTATGATATTTTTGGTATGCCATCTGGACACTCTCAATCAGTATTATTATCAACAATATTTATTTATTTAACATTACAAGATATGAAAATAGCAATGTTATATTTATTTCTATCAATAATTACTTTAACTCAAAGAGTCTTAGATAATCATCATACAATACTTCAAGTAATAGTTGGTTCTATTATAGGATGTATGGTAGGATATTTAGCATATAAAATGGCGGAAATAAATTTAAAAGGAAAGAGTAGTGCAAAAAAAGATGATTATGGGCCTCTATAAGTATATTACACCGTATAATTATTAACATTTTTATTATTTTAAATTATAATAAAAATATTAATTAGATGAATCCAGAATCAATATACCAAGCATTAAAATATAAAAAAATAGTTAATTGTAGAAAATACAAAAAAATAGTACCAGACTTGAAA